CTGCCTCTGGAAGTTAGTCTTTTGATGACCTCTTTTTCAGATACCACAAGATTAATAACATAGTCATATTCGATTCCCTTATCTTCCATTGCTTTTGCTTGTTCAGTATTTCTAGGGAAACCGTCAAACACATAACCTTTCATGGCGTCTGGTTGTTTCATTCTTTCTTTTACTGCGTCTATAACTATTGGTGTTGGTGCAAATTCTCCTTTTGCCAATAGTTCTCTAACTTTTTTACCGTCAGGTGTATTCTTTTTTGATAATGCTCTCATCATATCACCTGTGTATATGTGAGCAATACCTAATTCTTTCTTTAACAATTCAGAATATGTTGATTTACCAGAACCAGGACCACCTATCATAATAATTTTAGGTCCATTGATTGCTTCAAAGAAGTATTGCTTAAATGATTTCATTTGCTCTTTTTATATCCTGTTCCTGTTTGTCTATTACCCCATCTTTTTTGCCAAGCATATTGACTCATCTTAACACCAAGTGTTTCAATGATATTATAATACCAATCTAAAATTCTTATCATTAATTCCAACCTTTCGGCATAGTAAAGTTTTGCCTACTAAACTCTAATCTATCTACAAGTTTAATTGCACCTGCAACTTTATCAACTGCAACATAACCCTCTGGTGCTGTTACTCTATAACCTGTTGATGTTCTAATGAAGTTACCGATACTTTGTATCTGATTCATCTTTTGTAATAAGGTAGTTTTTGCCACACCTAATGTAATGTGTGAGGCAATGGCAAAGTATAATGCTTGTTTATTTCTATCAATAAACTGTAGACCATCTTTCTTTGCTTTAATAAATTTTTCTTTACCTTTTGGTGTTTTTCTACTATCTATTTCATTCTGTAATACACTCTCAAAGTAATCTCTAAATTGTTTTTGCATTACTGCAACTTTATCCATACTACTATTTGAATTTCTAATAAAATGATTGAAGTATGTTTTTAATCTGTAACCTACAGATAGGTCATCTGTTATATTTTTACTCATTAAGTTTAAAATAGGAGCAGCCTTTTTAAGAGAGCCTTCAGCCATTCTTATCTGTGCGTCAAATTTAGATAACTCTGATTTAGGAAATAATACAGCAGTTTCTTTATAAGCTGCACTTGCCAAAAATACATTTCTGTTTGATGAACCTGTTACTGTACCAAAACTGGCAGATAAACTATCCATCTTCTTACCATTGTATTGTGTATGAAATACAATTCCCATCTTGGCATTAGCAATTCTTTTACCAATTCCACTATTTTGTGGTACTGCATATGTAATGGTGTTAGGTGTAAAAGATAACATCTTTTCACCGTCTATAGAGATTACTTTCTTATCATCTGTAAACAACAAGTCGCCTTGTAGAATACCTTTGATGTTTAATCTTTTTAAATTTGCAAGGCAAACTTCTAGTTTCTGTGCAACCACACCACCATGGTTTCTACGAATGTCTGAAACTGTGTAATTAATTTTAGGGGATTTGTTGAATACTGATTTAGTACCTACAAAGAATTTACCATTTTCTGGATTGATACCACAAATGATAGCAGGCGCACCGTCCCATTTAACAGTTATATTTGTTTTACTACCAGTAGTACCGGCCAGCATATTTCTAACTGATTTTAGGAAGTTTATTGCGTTGTCACCACCTACTGCACCTCTATTGATGATATCATCTTCTAGGTGTTCTAGGTGTGTATTCTTATCCTGTGTAAGGAAACCTTTAAAATTAAACATTTTTCTCTCTCATTTTTATCCATTATACTATAAATTGAAGACTTTGGCAAGCCCCCCCAAGCAAATTCATTAACAAATATACTACTATTTATAAGATTATTCAAGTTTGAGGTAAGGTCCAGCGAAATTAGATTTAGAGGCAGAATATAAGAATATATCTGTCATTACATTGTTTCTCTGTTTAGTTGGTAGATTTATAACTCTATCTACTAATAGAATACCAAGATATTTTGAATATTTCCAAGGATTAGGTGCTCTATACCATCTAGCTATAAAACCTTTTTGAGTTTTATCAAGACCCTTTACTTTTAATTTTTTTGCTGTATTATAAAACTCTGTAAAGTATCCACTATTTGGTGCTGTTGCAAACCTGGCAGATACTTGACTTTCTGGTAATGGTTTCACACCATTGGCTTTCAATATAAAGTTTAAAGGTCCTAATGATATTTTACCTTGGTTAGCAGTAGCGCCTTTTCCTTCACCTTGCCAACCAGTTAATGATGTACCACCAAATGACCTGAATTGTGTTTTACCTTTACTATGTTCAAGATAAACATCCATACTATCAAACATATCAGTTTTATTGTTTGCAACAATCTGGTAACCTGTATATGAAACGGATGATTTATTATCTGACATATTATTTTCAGTTAATTTAGCTCTAACACCCTCAATTTTCTTTAGTGAAACGCCAACAATATCTTTTGATTTAATATATTTTAACATCAAGTTATTTAAACCTTGAATAGTTGTCGCTTGACTAATCTCGGTTCTAACAGCCATTTTACCTCTATTGCTAAACATGTAAATATCAGCAGGAGACCATTTGTTTAAATTACCAAATGCTTTCTCTCTACTGTTTATTTCTTTAAATTTTTTTTCAATCATATCTACAGTAGATGAACCTCTGTGAAATTCATAAACACCTTTACATTGTTCAAAGAGTTTATTTGCACCTAGAATAGATGAATAATGCCAATGATACGGCAAATCTAATAACTCTTCAAACTTAGCAGATACATCACAATGTTTAAAGGCTTCAATAAAATCTTTTTTACTTGGCGCTTTGTTTATGTTCATCTGTTTTTTGTAAACATAGTAAACAAGGCCAGCATATAAACATTGTGCTGATTCATTTCGTTCAGTTTCTTCAGCACCACCTCCTGAACCTTTACCACCACCAAAATCAGAGGATTTAAATAGGTCTGATAGTTTTAATTCAGCACCGTTACTGGCTTTGAATAAGGGTTTACCTCTATAATTATTTTGTATAGTGGTAATTTTACCGTCTTTAAACAAACCCTCTAACTCTTTAGTGAGATAATTTAAAGTGACCTCTGCGGTCGATTTGTTTAAGGTAAACTTGTCTTTATTTGCAATCTTACTAACAAGAGCTGTCCACCTAGGCACAGTTGTGCCTGTAAACTCTTTTAGTAAATCGTCAAATTTAATTTCTGCCATTTAAAACTCCTTATACTATTTAGGAGTTTTTGGCAAGTGCTATCCTGGCTTATCGGAGAAGTATTTGATTTTGTTTGGTACACCGTCCCAATCTTTGGCGTCTTTAGGTACATCTTCAGGTCTACCCTCGTCTATGTTTGGCCAGATATTAGAATACTTGGTATTAATATTCAACCATGTTTCAAGTTCATTATCTTTTAGATGGCTGTCGGGAACAATTGCGTTAACAGGACATTCTGGTTCACATACACCACAATCAATACATTCATCAGGATTAATTACGAGCATATTTTCTCCCTCGTAAAAACAATCCACCGGACACACATCTACACATGTCATATGTTTACATTTGATACAATTTTCTGTGACTAGATAGGTCACTCGGTCCAGTTCCAAAGAAACCTTGGAATACCACCGTTCACAGTCCAGACTTTGTGTTCATTCTGGAAATCTGCAAGTTGGTTAGCGTCTTCTTCAAAGAAGTATTTACCAACAATATTTTTTGTAGGGTCTTCTATTACATGCCATAATATTTTTCTACCCTCTTTAATCATTTCAACTGTGTAACTCAATTGTTTACTTAAACCTCCACCTGGTCTCTTATCGCCTTTATGAAATCTTACTTTTTGTTTTTTTCTAGTCTTTACCATATACTACAATTTAAAATCACTAAACTTATTATAAGCATCCTCTTTTTCTTCTACTTGACCTGAATCAACAATGTTTTGACTTGCTTGTTGTACATCATACAATCTCATTTTGGCTCTGTCAACACCAATAATAAATGCACGATTAACGCTTGGGTCATTGTATCTGTTCTTCAACTGTTTTACTTTCATCTGACCTAATGCCTCTAGTTCTTCGTTTGACATTAAGGCAAACATAAAGTCAGCAGTTGCCGGAAGGCCAAAAGATTCGGAAGTATCTTCAAGACCAATGTCAGTTGACACAAAACCAGTTCTTGTTGTTTGTGTTGCACTAAAGATTGGTACATTGTTTTCTACAGCCAAACCTCTTAACTCTTCAGCAATTGCTTTAATATAAAAGTAAGACGAAATATTACCACCTTTAAATCTACTTGAAGCACAAATGTTCAGGTAATCAATAAAGATAACATCAGGTCTAAAGGATTTCTTTAGAGCTAATTCATTAATCAACGATTTAAAATGACCTGCATGAGCAGACGCCGTTGGATATTCTTTTACAATAAGTTGACCTTGTGTTTTTTCTCTCAACTTTTTAATCTTGCCGTCATACAATTGTTTAGGCATTTCGTGTAAATCTTCCATAGTAACATCTAAAAGATTTGCGTCTATTCTTTCAGCAATTCTTTCTTCAGCCATTTCTAAAGTGATATACAATACATTAAGACCTTGTAACAAATAACTTGAAGCAACATGACACATGAATAATGATTTACCAACACCTGTGCCTGCAAGGGCAATATTCAATGTCTTACTAGGGACACCACCTTTGGTAATTCTATTCATGTAATCTAAATCAAACTGATATCTCTTCTCTTTTGTATGATAGAATTTAAATCTAGATTCTGCGTCTTCAATATAATCGTGACCAACTGACTTGTCAAATGATACGGCCAATGCCTCTGATAAAATATGTGGTATTGCTTCTGGTGTTTGTTTCTTATCTTTGTTGTCAAGTATTTTAATACCAGTTAATACTGCATTGTGAACGGCACGGTCTTTACAAAACTTCTCTGTAGTTTCAAGTAACCATTGGTCATCTGCTTCTGTATTTTCTACTGCAACAACATAATCTTTTATGTTTTGTAATTCTTCTTCATTAATATCTCTTCTACTATTAAGTTCAATTAGAATGGCGTCTTTAGTTGGAAGATTATTATACTTCTCTATAAATTTAAATATTTCACCAAACAATAATTGTTCAACACGATTACCAAAGTATTCTTCTTTGATAAAAGGTAAAACTTTTCTAGTGTATTCTTCTTTGAAGAACAGACCATTAATTATTGTATTTTCAATTCGTGATTGCTGTACCATCTTTTAATTTCTCTTCTAGTAGTTCTAATAATATGTCACCAATATAATCTATAAATTCAGAATTGTCAAGCAAATCCAGGTCGTTAGGATTCTTGTCAACTGTATAGTCAAACTTCATAGGTAACTTTCCGTCAGGAAGTTGTTCACTTTCTGGTGCAAACGCAACTCTACCATAATGGTAAATTACATCTTTGAATTTACCCTCTGTCAACTTGATACAAGAATAATCTGTGCCCTCTTTCTGAGCAAAGGTATATCTTCTACTCTTCGTCTTGTCCGTATGTGAATTTTTTTCTTGTGTACTCATCAATCTTATCTAATACCTCTTTTGTAAAATATTTTTCTGGCTCTGTATTGATAGACTTACCAAATACTTTTGTACCGTCTGGCATTTCATATCTGGTAGATACTTTCTTAAATACGCCACACTCTTCACCTAGTTCTAACAGACCATAATGTCTATCTAAACCTTGTTTGTAGGATAGTCGTACATCAATTTGAGCATTTTCTTTTGTTATTCTTGACTTATAATTTTTACAATGAATGATATTACCAACTACTTCGGTACCGTCTTTTTCTTTTCGTTTACCTAGATAGATGATTGATGAAGCAGCGTACTTCAAACCTGAGCCGCCACCCATTTCTTTTTGTGGGAACATAGAACCAATAACATCATATGTGTGATTGGTCATAATCATAGGAACACCTGCTTGACCTAGTTTTAAGGTCAATACTCTGAAAGTAGATTTGACAATCTGTGACCTTGTCATATCTCTAGTTTCTTTACCGGCAGCCGTATCTTCCATTTCTTTTGTAGTAGATAACATACCTAAACTATCTAATACAAACATCATTGGCTTTCTACTTGCCTCTGGTTGTTCTAAATATTTTTCAATTACTTTAATTGATTGAGCTCTGAATTCTTGTACTGTTGCAACAGGCATTACAACTATTCTACTACTATCTACACCACGAGTTTCAATCATGTCTTTTGATATAGCATTTTCTGATTCAAAATAAATTACACCTGCTTCTTTGTCTTTATCTAAAAAACTTTTTACTATGCCTAATGCAAAGAATGTTTTACCTGTCGCAGCTTCACCAGCAATTGCTGTGATACGATTGTTTGGTAAACCACCGTAAATTGAACCTGATAATAAGGCATTGAATGAGTATGAGCCAGTATCAATAAAACTATCTACATCACCTCCGGCAACGCCATCTTCGGCTAATGTAGCGTATTCATTACCTGTTTCTTTAATTATGTCTTTTAAAAAGTTGCTCATATTCTATCATCTCCTTGTCTGTATAACAAATTGTATACCATTTTAAGTTCATACTATAACATGCCTGCTTGATAATGTCAAGCTTGGAAGGCGGAAAATCAAAACTTTCATATTCATTCGGTTTCTTGTATATTGTTATCCGCATTTGTCATCTTATAATATCTATTTCACTATCTTTAGTCCACACTTCTAGGTCATTTCGTAAACGACCATCACTATTTAGATTGTCAAATCTTTTGGTAGCCATCTTTCTCCACCATTCTATTAGTTCGTTATCATGGAATCTATCATAGTTTGGTGCTCTGACAATCTTATCTGTCTTACCATTTACTATATCTATATAGTTTTCTATACCATAATTTGATACATAATAACGCTTCTGTTCGGTAAGTTTTTTTGCATTAATA